TGCCGGGAATGGTGGCGCGGGCGGAACAACTTCGGTTGGTTCGCTTTTATCAGCAACAGGTGGTTCAGGCGGAACGGGTGGTAATACAGTTACTGCAAAAACAGGTGTCGCCGGCGGTGTCGGTTCAAACGGTGATTTAAATATTTCCGGCGGCGCGGGTGCTGGCGCGGGTGTTGCAGCTATGCCGGGGGGAACTGGCGGGAGTAGTTATTTTGGCGGCGGCGGATTGGGTGCTGTTACAGCCGCCGGTGGCGCTGGCGGTAACTATGGCGGCGGCGGCGGCGGCGCAAATGGAAACGCAAGCGGTGGCGCGGGTGCGGCCGGTGTTGTTCACATAACAGAATATTGTTCACAATAAAGGGTTTAACATGGTTCTAGCTATCATAAACAATGAAACGAAAATCGTTGAAAACGTGGTTGTTCCGCCCGAAGGCGCGCAAGCATGGTTCGTCCCGGTTGGTTTTATCGCTGTTCTGACCGAAACCGGCACAATCGGCGACACATGGGACGGTAAAGAATTTATCAAACCTTTCATAGATTCCGGTGAATGATGAAACTATTGGAATTTGAAGAACACGAAATTGGCAACCCTGCAATGGTGCATGTGTTGAAGCAAATCGACAAACACGCCGTTGAAACCAATTATCGACTATCTTCAATCGAAACGAAGATTGAAGTTGTGGCGGCGGCCTTCCCGGCCGGCGATTATGAAGGCCACAAACGCTATCACCAATCTTTAATCACCATGCTGGAAGAACGCCGCGCGCTTTACCGGTCACTGAAAGAAAAAACACTTTTAGGTATTTTGTGGGCAGTGCTTGTTTGGGTCGGGTTCGCAATATGGCATGAAATGCTGAATGCAATTGCGGGTATTAAATTATGACGGCTTTGAAAAAACAGATAATCGACGAAATCATCGCGCGCGAAGGCGGTTATGTGAACGACCCGTCCGATTCAGGTGGCGAAACCAATTTCGGAATCACCGTCGACGTGGCGCGCGAGCATGGCTTCACCGGAAACATGAAAGACCTAACGCGCGAAATGGCATTCAACATTTACGCCGCGGCCTATTGGGATAAGCTGAACCTTGACAAAATCGAAATGTTTTCGGCGTTGATAGCCGAAGAACTGGCCGACACGGCCGTCAACATGGGAACAGGCAAAGCGGCCGAATTCTTTCAGCGTTCTTTGAATGCCTTGAACGACGGCGGCCGGCTTTATCCCGACATGAAGGTCGACAAGTCGGTTGGGTCGACCACTATTGCCGCATTCAGCAAGTTTTTAGAAGGTCGCGGAACGAAAGGCGTGGTTATCATGCTTCGCGCGCTGAACAGCCTTCAGGGGGCGTTTTATATCGAATTGGCCGAACGCCGGGAAAAGGACGAAAAGTTTCTTGCTGGTTGGCTGTTGAATAGGGTAAAATAGACCCGCAATCGGGAATCTTCCCAAAATCGAAAAGGGGTTACCATGAAAACCATTCTTGAATATTTAAGCCAACAATCCACTTGGAAGGGCTTAATCGGTCTTGCTACGGCGGCCGGTCTTGCACTTTCTCCCGAACAGTCGGCGGCCATTATGGCGGCCGGTGTTGCGTTAATCGGTGCGATTAACGTATTCCGCAACGAAAGCAAATAGTTGCTTTCCCTAATCAAAAGGTAATTTATGTTTCTAGCAATCATTTTTGTTCTGGCAATCGGCGGCGTGACCGGCGTTGCAATCGAAACCAACACCCCGGCGGTGTCCGCTTTTGGCGACACCTACCTTTGCGAAACGTGCATTCCTAACTAATGACCACGGCCGCAATCATTGCCGGTCTTTTGTTTATTGCGCTCGGGGCGTTTTACGTCCTCGGGCGCAATAAAATTGAAAAGAACGACCTGAAACAAGACGTCGCAACAGGTAAAAAAACCAATGAAATTCTTGAACAACAGCGCGACAATGGCATTAACAGCGTTGATGACGCTGACAGCATGTGGAACGCCCGCAAAGACCATTGAAACATCAATCATTCCCGCCGTGGTCGTCCCGACCGTTGAAGAACGTCAGGTCATGCGTGAAAAGATTCCCCGGTTTTATATCCGGTTCAGCGAACAGCAACGACAGCTTATGATTGCCCGGGACGCCAACCGCTAGTTCAGCGGGTCATAGGGCGACTGAATGAACCAGCAAAAGAACATCGTCAAAATTATCAGGCCAGCGATTTGAAGCTTGGTCATGACTTTATGCCTTTCTGTTTTGTTTGGCGCGTTCATAATATTTTTTCAAATTTTCAGGAAGAACAGGAGCATAAAGGCGAACGCCGCCTTTGGGCGGTAAATAACCATTTTCGCCGCACTTGAGGATTGCGGTGTGGCAATCATTGCCGACATAAACAACTTGGTCGTCGCGCGTATCGGCTAACGACGGAATATTGATTAAACGTTTACCACATGCCGCGCAGTTGCCTTTTGTGTGTTTAACGGTCATTTTGTCTGTTCCTTTCAGTTGTTGTTCGCTTCTGAAAGTTACAATGACAGGTTGGGTTTCTGTTGTCAAACAATAATTAGCTTTTTTGCCTCATTTATATAAAAATCATAATTTATCTTTGAAAAATCAAAGTCTTGAATGTTGTTGCACATGATGACACCGAACCCGGCCTGAATCGCTGTTTCCCGGGTTTCATAGGTGCTGCGGTTCTTGGTGCAAACCCGAGCGTCCCATTGACCGCCTGTTTCAGCCATGACCCGAAGGAATTCGTGGTCGGTCACGCCGTTTGCCTTTTTAAAGCCGCCAACCTTCCCCGTGGGTGGTGACACCTTCACAAGCGGTTTCCCACCTGTAGCGACGAAATAACGGGCATTTTTTTGAATATTCTGACCACCCCAAAGCAACGCGTCGGAACGTTTGACTTTGACCCGACACATGAAGTCGAACGGGTTGGTGGTCAAACGGACGAAGGTTTCAGGGTCGACACCGTGAACCATTGCCGCAATGGCTGCGCGAATCGAAACTTGGTTTCCAAGGTCTTTATGCCATGCCGGCGGTTGTGACGCGGAAATCGAACCGTGATAATCAACGGGGTCGGGCGACCAATATGCGCCTTTAGTTTTCAGGTTTCCGTCGGTGTCTTCGGCGATGTAGTTGTTCACGTCCCGAATCCACATGCGTTTATAGTTGGCGTCTTCCAAAACCAACGCTGTCAATTTTTCCCAATTTTTGCACACGTCGGCGGCCATGTGTTCAAATTTTGAATTGATGTAATAAGTGATGCCGTCGGTGTTGATTTGGATGATTTTCAGCGTCGGGACGGTCAGCAAGCGTTCGGCCAACATGCAAAGCATTAACTGGCCGTTGATGGTGATTGTCAGCGTGAATTTGGGGTCGTAAAACACCGAATAGGGATTGTTGCTATTACCATAAACCCCGTTCGAAGCAAGTTTCAGCGTGTTCGCTTCAACGCATTTTTTGCCTTTTTCTTTTTGCCAACGTTTACGTTCAAGCGGCAATTGCGAATATACTTCTACAAATCGCTGACCAAGGTGTTCGGGCGCAAGCTTGTTGACGATGGCTATTGACGGATAAAGGCTGGCGACGTCGATGTCACGAATCAGCCAATCACCAGTCGCTTCGACGCGCTTCGACGTCACCGACCCGTGAATTCCGCCCGTTCCGAAGTGGAATTCAAGGTCGCCGACGTTGGCCGTCAAATCGGTGAACACGCCTTTGGTCTTCAGGCGCGCCGGCACGTCTTGACCAAGTGCTTTTACTTCTTCGGCTTCCAACACTTGCGTTTTCAAATATTCATGAACGCGTTTAAATTCAGAGTGTTCAAACTGAACATAGGAGAAAATCACGTCGGTCAGCGCGATTCGATGTCGCGGTGTTTGGCGTGTGACCTTGCGCCCGGTGCTGAAGTCATAGCAAAGTTCCTTGCCGATTTTGTCTTCCATCATGCGCGCGCCGATTTTGGTGTCCGGCCAGTTCATCACGTCGACGCCGAACTGTGGAATCAGTGAAACGCGGAATTCCATCGCATCCATGCTGAACATGGCAAATTGCGCGGTTTCGTCGATATCATGGCCGTTGTAAGGAATAACAAGGTCGTCAACCTGTTGTTGTGTCAGGAACGAACCGATTTCGACAGGCATGTCGACGACGGAATCCGACCGCATGTTGATTTCAAGGGCTTTCAGGCCGGTCGACTTTGCCATGTTGTCGAAATGGTGAATTTTGAAAAGGTCGATTTGCGGTGCAAAGCGGCCGTCAGCCCACACCACATGACCAAATTTGTCAAATGAATGAATTATCGACTGCGCTTTTTCATAAATCTGTTCGACCGTGCAATGCGGGTTGTTGAAGATGAAATGAATTATGGGGTAATCGAAATTTATGTTGTTGAATCCAATCATAAATGTTTGCGTCTGTGACAACCAGTTGAACCATTGCATTAAAGCCTGACGGTCGTCACGAAAATGACTGATTTCCCACACTGAACGGGTCTTTCCGTCAAGCGTCCGCATGTAAAGTGTGAACACGTTCGGAAATGTTTCAACGTCGTAAACAACGGGTTGGGACGCGAAAAGCTGAAGGAATTTCAATAATTTTTGGAGCATATTAACCGCGAAAAAAATGACGACCGCGCGATTGGAACACGGCCGTCAAGGTTGATTGGGTTCTTTTTTAATATGGGACGCAATCGAAGCCCGCCGGGTAAAGGCGACACGCCTCTTTTGGAAGCGCGCCACACCTTTGACACGGTGGTTTATTATCGCCCCGGGATTACACCCGGCATCCCCGCGGGAAGTGCTGGGTTGACCGCGTTGTTCACGAAGTCATGTGCGGCGGGTGGTAGCATACCACCATTGCCGCCAACTGGCTGCGGAGC